TTTGACAGGGACTACACCTGTAACAACGTCAGCTAGTTTTTACCGAATCAACAATGCACTGATATTATCTGGTAACAATGTTGGGAATATCACAATCTCTAATAGTGGAACAACCTATGCGAGAATAGACGCTGAAGTAGGTATTACTCAACAATGTATTTACACAGTACCTGCAAACAAATCACTTTATCTGGTAAGGATTGACGTTAATTCAGCAACCGCAAACCCAAACAAATATATAACACTGCGCAATCAGACGAGAACCAAGACAGGCAGGATATTAAAGGTCGCACAGGCTACTTTTGCCACGTCACAGGTTAGCTATGATAGACAAGTACCTTTCAAGATAGATGAATGCACTGATTTCGAGTTTGAAGCAAAATCCAGCAGTGGTGAAAATGAGATAGCATTTTTTGTTGAAGCTGTACTTGCAGAAAACCCAACAGATATAAGGGCTAAATGATGGATAAAGTGAATCAAATATTAGAAAAGATTGGCAGTCTGGTACACGCCCGCCTGATTGTAGCATCAATGCGTAATATTGGGATTGCAACTGCTATCGTTGTAATTGCATTTGCAATTCTGGCGGTGCTGTAATGCCTCTGAAAAAAGGGTATGGCAAGAAAACCATATCCTCAAACATCAGAAAGATTCGCAAAGAAGGCAAAAAGCAATCACAGGCTGTAGCCATTGCTTTATCCAGTGCGCGGAAATCAAAAGGTAAGCGGAAATGAAATTCGGCAAGCTGAAGGATTTAATTGGCGGTATCGCACCTACAATCGGAGCCGCTATGGGCGGGCCATTAGGCGGCATGGCAGGTAATGTTATTGCTGATGTATTAGGTTGCGAGCCAACACCAGCAAGCATCGAACAAGCTATGCAGACTGTCACCCCTGACCAGTTAGCAGAAATCAAAAAAGCAGAATTGGCATTCGAAAGCAGGATGAAGGAACTTGATGTAGACCTGTTTGCTTTACAGACTGCCGACACCCAAGATGCCCGGAAATACTTTTCAAAAGATTTAACATCCAGATTTATAGCACTGGTCATGGTGCTTTTCTTTTGCGGTTATATTGCAATGATTACCATATTGCCGCCCGAGCAAAATTCCATGGAACTGATAAATTTGGTACTTGGTTATATGGGCGGTCTCGTCTCAGCGGTGATTAGTTTCTATTTCGGCTCATCACATAGTAACGAAAAATGAATATCATTGATTTATTACGCAGACACGAAGGCGTAGAAACCCATGCCTACAAATGCACCGCTGGCAAAATAACCATCGGTGTTGGTCGTAATATCGACCCGGCTGGCGGCTTGGGGTTATCGGATGATGAGATTGACTATTTACTTCAAAACGATGTTGCACGGGTAGCCCGTGAACTGGGAGCAGAATTTCCATGGTTCTCAGGGCTTTCTGAATGCAGACGCGATGCCATGATTGACCTGTGCTTTCAGTTAGGTATTACCCGACTGCGCCTTTTCAAGCTGGCTCTGGGAGCCATGGAAAACCACGACTATCAAGAAGCCGCCCGGCAATTCTTGGATAGCAACTACGCAAAACAGACCCCCAATCGTGCAAAGGAAGTCGCCAGCATGATTGAAACTGACCAATATCCCGCCTAAACTCCAAAAGTAAACAAATCTGTTTACGTAACCCATTGATTTGTAAAGTAAATAAAAGGCTTTACATAGTATCGTAAACGCGATATAATTATCTTACCGTGAAAATATTGTCACGGGTTCTTAAACAACTTGGAGAAATAGAAAATGCGATATTACCTATACGCAGATAACAACTGTTGGGCTGAAAGCGGTGACGCAGAGGACGTAATACGAAAGGCACATCTTATTAGTCTCGAATGCCACCCGGCATTCTGGTACATGGATGCGTTTAGACAATATGTGGATGGATTCGGAAGCACATTGACCGAAGACATGAAAGACATTGAACGCTTCATGCCTAAACCCAGTGATTTAGAAATCGTCAGAGCTATCTTGTATACCTATGATGAAACGCTATACGAGTTCACTGGAGCTGATGAGATAGATGGTTCGCCTACATGGAAATGGATAGGCGAAGGCAAAAACCCTTTAAGAATGGAATACACCAGCAAACTGAAAATAAAAGTCAGGGAAGATGGCAAAGTATTTGAATGGGATGCTGAGTAGTTAAATCAACAGGCCACGGACGGCTTTAACTATTAACCAACTGGAGAAATCAGAAAATGAAAAATCAGAACCGAGTTTGGATTGAGTTTGAAACAAATCCGCCAACCGCAGAAGAAATCAAGCTGATGAATAAAATGTTAGACCGTTTAGGTGCTGGTATTTACTTTATCAAAAATGAAGAAAATGATTTGTTTGTAGGATACAAAACCGCTAATACCGGGTACAAAAAACTGCTAGATAACGGTGACTGGTTCAGTCTTGATTATCTTGGAAGGGACGACTAAATAAAACAGGCCACGGACGGCCTAACCCCTTTACTTGATAAATCATTTAATTTATAATTCAATCGCTTTACATAAAACCAAAAGGAGAAAAGCATGAGCAATACACCATTCAGTCAGACCGTCTGGTCTACCCTTTCAGCAATCAATGTTTCCGAACATGTAGAGAAAAAAGGTAACCTCAGCTACTTATCGTGGAGTTGGGCTTGGCAGACGTTGATGGACAATTATCCCTGTAGCAAATATGAGTTCGGGGAGAATACTGTTTACCCTGATGGCTCAGTGGAAGTGAACTGCACTGTTACCGTAATCCGAGACACTGGCACGGAGCACGTTGCACGTTCAATGTGGCTACCCGTCATGGATAACCGAAACCATGCCATCTGCCACCCTAATGCGCGGCAGATTTCAGATACCAAGATGCGCTGTCTGGTTAAATGTATCGCGATTCATGGATTAGGCTTGTATATCTATGCTGGTGAAGATTTGCCACAGGTTGAAGCTGAAGAACTGCGCAAGCCACTGACCAGTGACCAAGTCGATAATGTTCTTCAGTTACTTGAGGCAACTGATACTGATTACGACCAGTTTATCAGGCACTTCAAAATAGTTTCCCTGTCTGAAATGACCGCAGGGCAATATCAAAACGCTCTGAGCATACTGGAAAAGAAAATGCAGAAGTTGGCAGAAGAACGCCAAGCGGAGGCAACCAGTGAGAGTAACTGAGCACGAACAGCGAACAGAAGGCTGGTATCAGGCGCGTCTGGGTTGCCCCAGCGCGTCAGGATTCCATAAGTTGATAACCCCTACAGGTAAGCCATCATCTAGCGCAAACAGCTATATTGATGAACTGATAGCGGAACGTATTACTGGCAGACAGGCAAACGTATTCGTAACCGAAGCGATGCAAAGAGGCACAGATTTGGAACCGCTTGCCAAAGAAGTATACGAGCTGATTCACGACTGCAAAGTGTTTGATATAGGGTTCTGTTTACATGATGACATTGATGCTGGCGCGTCACCTGATGGGTTGGTGGGTGATTACGGATTGCTGGAAATCAAGTGTCCGATGGGACATACGATGGTCAGCTATCTGCGAGCAGGTAATGTATTGCCAAGCAAATACATCCCGCAAGTGCAGGGCCAGTTGTGGATTACTGACAGGGAATGGTGCGACTTTGTAGCCTATCACCCTGACATGACAATCCTGCTGGTTCGTGTAGAACGCGACCAAAAGTATATCGACAAGCTTGAAGCCGAAGTTACCAAGGCTTGCGAAATCATCAGCGAATCAACCAAAAAGTTTATGGCGGCTTGATATGAGAATGCTAGAACACGTATACGAGCAAGTGACAGGATTAAAGTGGGAACACGAAGATGAGGAAATTCAGAAGGTCTGGATTATGGCATGGAACGCCAGTTTGAAAGCAATAAACCAACAATGCCAATACATTTATTACCCAACGGAGGAAAAGTAAATGGCTGACTACGATAACACTAATACAGGCGCACTATTTAAGAATGATAAAAAGGCCAGCGAAAAGCACCCTGATTACAAAGGCAGTGCAAATGTGGATGGCACTGAATACTGGGTAAGTGCGTGGATTAAGACCAGCAAGAATGGGCAGACTTTCATGTCTTTTGCCTATACAGCAAAGGAACCAGTAGCAAAACCAGACATTGCACCACTTGGCGATTTTGAAAATTCGGCAGACATTCCGTTTTAGGAGGCAACATGGAACACTTTGGAAATAAATTGAGAAAAGTAATCAGTGACAAGATGGTCACTCATAAATACATGGCTGACCGTCTGGGCGTTAAA